GGCACAGGAGCTTAATAAATGATTACTTTGACCGATTTATGTGAGGAATTAAATAACTTCTTTACAACGAAACAATATATAGGAACCGTAAAAATCAAAGATAACGCTTTTTATATTGACGAGAGTGAAGAAGCGTTAAGTGATGAATTACAGGAAGGTCAATATTTTAGAATCGTTGGAAGTCTTTTTAATGACGGCGTATGTCAGTCAATATACCAATTAAAAGATGAAACATTTGAAGGAGCGGTCTGGTTTATGGCAGTTCCTTCTAATGTTATTGGTTTGTTGGCAGATATTAACGCTTGGCTTGAAAAATACAATGAAGTGATGGTAAGTCCATATACTAGCGAAAGTTTTGGCGGTTATAGCTATAATAAAGGATCAAATTCTTCTCAAAGTACGTGGCAAAGCGCATTTTCTAAACGCTTAAATAAGTGGAGGAAAATCAAGCTATGAGCCTATTACTTGAAGCTATGGAAGATTGTTTGATGTTAGATAGAAAGACCGAATCAGATGGTTATGGCGGTTATACAAGTACCTATAAAGAAGGAGCAAAGTTTCAAGCGGCCATTACATTTAATTCGAGTATTGAAGCCAAAGTTGCCGAAAAGCAAGGTGTTTCAAGTGTTTACACTGTTACAACAGAAAAGGCTTTAACACTTATGTATCATGACGTTTTTAAGCGTGTAAGAGACGGGAAAATCTTTCGTGTTACGTCTGATGGAGATGATAAGTTCACACCTTATAGTGCTTCTTTAAACATGAAACAAGTAAGTGCAGAAGAATGGAGTTTAGCGAATGAATAAGGTACAAGCGATAAATGAGTTCTGGAATGGTTTTGGCCTACCGGCTTATGATGAAAACAGTGTTCCTGATGACGCCAAACTTCCATATATTACTTATAGCGTTGAAACCGGAAAACTAGATGATTCAATAAGCATGACAGGAGATATTTTTTACAATGATACGAGTTGGAAAAATATTACTTTAAAAGCTGATGAAATCGCAAAAGCTTTTGAATATGGCCATGTTTTAATAAAAATTGATAGCGGATATTTAGTTATTTATCAAGGCTCCCCATTTTCTCAAAGAATAGCTCAAGATGAAGATAATATCCGGCGTATATATATTATGTTACAAGCGGAGTTTTTAACCGCTTACTAGGAGTTATTATGACTAGAAAATTCACAGTAGTTAAGCAAAATACCTTTGATGAGTTACAGCTTGAAGCCGGAATTTTATTAAAGAGTTTTGATCCGACAACGGCCGAGTTTAAAGATGAGGACATTATTTGTGCCACATCTGGCGGTATCAAAGTTACTTGTAAACCGACTTATTCAGACTTTGGCTCTGATGTTGATAACTGTCCGAGCAATACGAAAGAATTTAAACACCTTGATTCTTGGGAAACTTCCATGGGATTTACCGCTTTAAATGTAACTCCTGAAATTATTGCTATGTCTTTAGGTGCGGCCGATATTGATGAAAGTACCGGAAAAATTACGCCACGTATGGATTTAGATCAAGATGATTTTAACGATATTTGGTGGGTTGGTGATAGAACAGACGGAGGATTTGCCGCAGTCAAACAAATCAATTCTTTAAGTACTGATGGATTGTCTTTGACTTCCACAAAATCTGGTAAAGGTCAACTAGAAGTAACTTTGACCGGTCATGTTTCCATTGAAGATCAAAATGTTGTACCAATGACATTTTATGTAAGTGAAGGTAAGACTGCCTAAATTATTTAGAAAGAGGAAGCTAACTTGAAAAAGCTATCAGAATATAAAGGTATTGAAGCCATTGAGATTTTAGGAAATATCATAGAACCAATTAATGATATTATGCTAGATAAGCAGTTTAAATATCTCATTGAAAATACAACAGGTAATACATTACCTGTTATTCAATATCTCTTAAAATATCACGCTAAAGAAATTCATGAAATAATGGCAATTCTTGAAGGTGTTCCGGTTGAAGAATATGAGCCTAATATTGTTACCTTGCCTTTGATGTTAATGGAAATTCTAAGCGATAAGGATATATTGAGCCTTTTTCAATCACAGGGTCAGACAACGGATATAGAACCTTCTGGCTCTGTTATGGAGAATACAGAGGGGCTAAAGAATTAAGTAAATTTATGCGGTATGTTTTGGCTAGGGTTGAAGAAAATCAAGAAGCTAAAGCATACCGCTTTTATATAACAGACGCTTTAATGGTAATATCTCAAAACACAGGTAGAATTATAGGCGGAAGTGAATTAACTAAAAGTTTCAGAAGTATTCTTGAAGGTTCGACAAAAGATGAAAGAAGTTCAGAAGAAATTATAAATGATATTACAACGAGATTAAGAGCCTTATAAGGTGGTGATTTAATGTCCTCAGTAGTTTACAAATTAATGGCAGAACTAGGCCTTGATAAAAGTAAGTTTGATTCTGGTATTAGTGAAGCAAGCGGAAGTACAAATACGTTTAGCTCATTACTTCAAAGTAAGTTTGGAAGTGTTGGAGATTTAGTTTCAGAGGGTTTGCAAAAGGCCGGAGAAGCAATCATTGACGTTGGAGAACAGGCTTACCAAAGTGCTAGTGATTATGAACAGTTAACAGGTGGAATTGAGACTTTATTCGGTGCACAAGGCATGAGTTTAAAAGATTATGCTAAGAGTGTAGGACAGTCCACAACGTCTGTAAAAGGCCAATATAACAAACTTATTGAAGCACAAAATGATGTAATGAATAACGCTAAAAACGCTTATAAAACGGCGGGAATGAGCGTAAATGAATATATGGATACAGTTTCGAGTTTTGCCGCAAGTTTGAAGCAATCAACAGGTGATAACGTTGAAGCCGCTAAAAAAGCAGATGAAGCTGTTCAAGATATGGCTGATAATGCGAATAAAATGGGAACTGATATGAGTTCTATCCAGATGGCCTATAATGGATTCGCTAAGCAAAATTATACAATGCTTGATAACTTAAAACTTGGGTATGGTGGTACTCAAAGTGAAATGAAAAGACTTTTGAGTGACGCCCAAAAGCTTACAGGTGTTAAGTATGATATTAATAATTTATCGGATGTTTATGACGCTATTCATGCTATTCAGCAAAATCTAGGAATCACAGGTACAACCGCAAAAGAAGCTATGGGAACTATTCAAGGTTCCGCAGATATGACAAAAAGTGCATGGGAGGATGTAATTACTTCCATAGGTACAGGGGAAGATTTAAAACAGTCTTTCCAAAGTCTAAATGAAGCTATTTTTGGTGATTCTAGTGGTGGTGGATTCTTATCTAACGCCGCTAATGAAGTCCTTAAAGTTATTCAAGGAATGGGTGAAGCTATTAGTGATTCAGGGCCAACTATTTCAGCGGCCTTAACAACACTAGTAAATAATTTATTACCCGATTTAATTACCGCAGTTACTTCTTTAATTGGAAACCTTGTCGTTGCTATTCCTAGTTTATTAGCGGGCTTAATGGACGCTATCAGGAACGTAATTCAAAATTTACCGCAAACGCTTTCAACAATTGCAAAGAATTGTGTAAAAGCCTTTCAAAATATAGATTGGGCCGGACTTGGGAAAAGTATTATTGATTTTATTGAAAGCGGTATCAAAGCAGTATTTGTAGATATTCCAACCGCTTTAGTTAATATCGGTAAAGAAGCGTGGAATTGGTTCAATAGCATTGACTGGAATCAAGTCGGTTTAAATGTTATTAAATTCATAGGTAACGCCATTAAAAGTATGTTTACCGAGGTTCCAACGGAATTAAAAAAGATTGGTCAACAAGCTTTCAATTGGTTTAAAAGTATTGATTGGGTTGGCTTAGGTAAATCTGTTATTACTTTTATTGGTAATGCCATTAAGGGATTATTTACAAGTATTCCATCACTAATTAAAAGTATTGGTCAAAGTGCCTTTAATTTATTCAAATCTATTGATTGGGCAGGCTTAGGGAAGTCTGTTATCAATTTCATTCGTAATGCTATTCATGGTTTATTTAATAGTATTCCGCAGTTATTAAAATCCATTGGATCAAGTGCTAAATCGTCATTTGAAAATATAAACTGGAAAGGTATAGGATCCAATGTTATCAACTGGATTTCAAATGGAATTAAAGGACTTATTAATAATATTCCTAAAGTATTATCTAGTATCGCTAGTAGGGCTAAATCAAGTTTTACTTCCGTTAATTGGGGAAGTATTGGTTCAAACGTTATTAGCGGTATTGCTAGTGGTATTAGTCGGGGAATCGGTTCTGTTATTAGTGCGGCTCAAAGAGTAGCAAGAAACGCTTTAAGTGCCGCTAAAAGGGCGCTAGGGATTCATTCACCTTCAACGGTCTTTCGTGATGAAGTTGGAGCCATGATTTCAAAAGGTATGGGAATAGGTATTGATGATAATGCGCCAATTGATACAGTTCAAAATACCATGGCAAATATCATTTCAGCCGCTAAAGATGGTATTTCTAACGTTGATATTCCAATTAGTGCTAGTGTTTCAAATGGAGCAAATGGCGATAGTATAGCACAGATACAGGCTGATACTACAAAAGATATTTATTCCTTTATAACAGGTAAAATGGTTACACAGTTAGCAAATGTGATCGCTGATAAATTAACAGTTGAACTTGATGGACGAGAAGTAGGAAGGGTGGTTAAAAAATATGCTTAATGGTTTAGACCAAATTAAATATGTAAATCACCTTGGAGAATCATTCGGAACAGATGGGTATAAACTATTTATGCCCACTTCCGAAATCCGTAATTATGAATGGGCGTATTCAACAAATGATTCAGGAAACTATATTAAAAGTTTAAAAAGAAAAGTTATTGAAAAGTCTTTAACTTTCGTTATTTATAATTCTGATTTGAAAGAATCTAATAAAGCTAAAAACAACTTTTATGAAATTGTTTCAAAAGATAATGTAGCGCAACAAATGGGTAAAATTTATCTTTCTACTTATTATCTTGAAGGTTATGTAATTGCATCTAAAAAAAGCGACTATTATAAAGATAGACGCTTCTTAAAATTAGAAATTAGTTTTTTAACAGATGGAGTATGGAGAAAACTATATCCTGTTACTATTAAAGGATTTCAATATAATAATGTTGCAGATTGGGGACAAGACGTAAGCCCAACAGTCGCCACGCAAGAATTTTTAGATTATCCTTATGATTACCCTCATGATTTTTATAACGATTATGAAGATACTTATATTGTTAATGCCAATTATTTAGAAAGCGATTTCAAATTGACTATTTACGCACCGGCTATTAATCCTAGAATAGTTATTGATGGCCATGTTTATGAAGTTTTTTCACGAACAGTTTTAGGAGAAAAAATAGTAATTGATTCAAAAGAAAAAACCATTGTCAAAATTGATAAAGAAGGAAATGAAGAAAATATATTTAATTTACGTAATAAAGAGAGTGATATATTCCAAAAAATTCCTTCTGGTAAGTCATTCGCTATTTTATCAAAAGATTATATGATTGATTTATGGGTTTATGAGGAAAGAAGTGAACCATCATGGTAACTTTTTATATTTGTGATAATGATCGAAAAGAAATGCGTATCGTTCCATCAAATTGTGAAATGGATTTTGATATTGGTGGTGAGTATAACGATTTAGAAATAACAGGACCATTAGATTTATTTAGTTTTGGACAGTGGGTTGTTTGTTTTAATACAGAATATGGAGCTTTACTAGAAGAAATTGAAGTTTCAACAAATGAAACAAGTGAAACATGGAAAGGTAATAGTGTAAGAAAATTCTTAGAACAGTCGATAATTGAACCGCCAAAAGGAGAAGACTATCGAATTGTTTCCGGAGAAGCGAATGAGATTATAAGAAATATTATTTCAGGACGCTTCTCTGGTATCTTTGAAGTACCTGACGTTGATTCAGGCTTTACTATTAAATCTTACCAATTTAATCGTTACTGTACTGTTTTAGACGGATTAAGTGCTATGCTTGAAAGTGTAAATGCTAAACTTTCAATAACTATTATTCAAGGAGATTCGGGAGAACCTTTTCATATTAATATTCAGGCGGTTCCTATTGTTGATTATTCAAGCACTTTGGAATGGTCTGAAGACGCAGATGAAGAAGTCACTTTAACAGAAAATAGACGTGGTATTAATCACCTTATTTGCCTTGGAAGTGGTGAATTAAAAGATAGACAAGTTTTACATTTATACGCCTTGCCTGATGGAAGTATTTCAGAAAATCAATATTATTTTGGCCTTGATGAGCGTGAACAAACTTACGATTATTCAAGTGTTGAGAGTATAGATGATCTTAAAAACGCCGGAATCCAACAATTTAAAAGCCTTATTAATTCTAAAACTATGAAAGTATCAGTTCAGGATTTAGACTTGAATATCGGTGATCTAGTTGGAGGACGTTCAAACAAACATAATATTTCTTGTATTGAGCCTATAACTGAAAAAATAGTTAAAATAAAAGGTGAAGATATAGAAATATCTTATAAAACGAAAGGAGCCTAATTTATGAGCGCTGATTTAGTTACAGGGTATAAAGGTAAAAGTCATATTACCGCTTCACAAATGGCCGACTTTTATAGAGGAATTTATGGAGACGCCGCCATTATTGATGTTGGTGATAATATGGCGTTAATAGTTGAAGATTCTTCTATCTCTATTTCTAGTGGTGAGGCTGTTTTTGATGGACGTATTATTTCAATCCCTTTTGGAGAATTTGTTATTCTTCAATCAGAACTTACAAGTGATGGAGAATATAGAAACGATTTAATTTTATTAGAATATACAAAGAATACTTCAACCGGAGTTGAAACCGTTGGATTCACTATTAAAAAAGGAACCACAGAAACTAATAGCAGTTCTGTTTCTGATCCTATTTATGATGATATGGATATTCGAAAAGGATATACATCTTCTCAAAAGGCTTTTGCCCGAATTAAGCATAAAGGTGGAAAAGTAGAAACGGAAATGTTAGTGGATGTTATGCCAACTATTGCTAAAATTATGAGTGGTTCCACTAAAGTTTTAGTTTTAGATGAATAAGGTGAAACTATGACTATACAAATAAAAGTTAAAGAAAAGTCTCATTCTTTGGTAACAGTTGACGATATAAATTTTGGTTCTCAAAGTGAAGCAGTTGAAGTTAATGGATTTAAAATTACTTTTTATCGTCTTGGAAGTTTAAATATGGCTAAATTATCAGGTTATCCTACAAGTTCATTTTCAAAAGGAATAGCATATACTTTCAAAATTCCAAATAAATATTGGGGATATGCAAATGCAGTTGTCTATGGTGATCCAAACGGTTTTGGAACATTTCGTCAAAACGTAGGAACTATTATATTTACTCCTAATAAAGATATTGAAGCTAGTGTTACTAATGTTTTGGAAGGATCCATTTTTTATCCGGCTGAACCTTTAATTTAAAGGAGTTATAAATGACTGTTAAAATAAAAGTTAAAAATAAATCCTATGAACTAGTTACTGAAAGTGAATTAATGTTCAATAATGATTATAGGGAAAACTCTAATAATGGTATTAATATTAAATTTTATCGTGTAGGAAATTTAAATATGCTTAATGTAACTGGTACAACTACGGCCGTTCTTTCAAAAGATTCGACCTATGAGTTTGTAATTCCCGAAGGATTTTATTGTGCTTCTCCAATAGCTTATACCTTTATAGAACCAAACGGATATGGTAGTTTTATGATTAATGGAAAAAGAGTTACGTTTTATCCGAGTAAAGATATAAGTGTAGGAAGTTATGTTCGAGGTTGTACTTTTTATCCCGCTAGTTCTTTAACGTAATTACATGAGTTTTTAAAAGAAATAGGTATTATTATGAAAGATATAAACACTTATCAACTAGGATTTAATGCCTTAGTTGGCTTTATTGGCGGCGTAGCTTCTTATTTCTTTGGAGGTTGGAGTCAGAGCTTGACATGGTTAGTTATATTTGTTGTGCTTGACTATTTAACAGGCCTGTTAGTTGGAGCAACCGGAAAGAGTAAGAAAACAGAAAAAGGCGGCATTAGCTCCTACGTTGGATTTTTAGGAATTGTAAAAAAAGCGATCATATTTGTTGTTATAGCGGTGGTTCATGGTTGTGAAACATTCCTTCCGGGTGAAACCATTATAGTAACTCAAAGTGTAACGATTGCTTTTGCTTGTAATGAAGCAGTGAGCATTTTAGAAAATGTTGGCTTATTAGGAATTGATTTAGGTCCTGTTAAGCAGTTGCTTGAAGTATTAAAAAAGAAATCAGGTGATGAAGATGATTAGAGGAACAACGCCAAAGCTTATATTTACTTTTCCTTTTGAAAAAGAGGAAATTAAGGCTTTATCTTTAGTCATTTGTCAAGGAGGAATGATTCGTTTAGAAAAAACTTTAGAAGATGTAGAAATTGAAAATTATCTTTTATCGTTTAAACTAACACAAAAAGAAACCTTATCTTTTTGGGTAGATTGTGAAATTACTATGCAAATAAGAGTACTAACTAATTCAGAAGAAGCTTTCGCTTCAAGAATCATTTCCACAGATGTAGAAAGGATTTTGAAAGATGGTACAATTTAAATATGATTTCAATGAATCAGAGCAATTCTTTGATACTCGATTCGAGGAAATGGTCGAAAAGACAGTAATTGTCGAAGCTCCTAAAGTTGAATATTCAGGCTCTTATGAAATTATTCCTAGTACAGAAATTCAAACAGTTGAGTGTTCGGGAAAGTATATGATAGACGATCTAGTTTGCAAAGAAATCCCTTATTATGAAGTTTCAAACAATGATGGTTTAACCGTTTACATTGGAAAGGAGAATATAAATGGCGACTAATTCAAATATCAATAAAGTAATCTATGCGGGGAAAACTTTAATTGACCTTAGTGCAGATACCGCAACCGCTGAAACAGTCTTGAAAGGCCAAACGTTCCATGATAAGACAGGCGCAATTGTTACAGGTACTAATACCTATGATTCTGATACTACAAGCGCGACCGCTAGTGTGGCCGAAATCTTAATAGGAAAGACAGCTTACGTACGTGGCGCTGAATTAACAGGTACAATGGTTAATAATGGAGCCGTAACAGGATCAATTACAACCGTGGCACAAGAATATACAGTTCCGCAAGGTTATCATGATGGCTCTGGTAAGGTATCTATTTCTTCAACAGAACAGGCTAAATTAATTGCTAAAAATATTCGTGAAGGTATTACTGTTTTAGGTGTAACAGGAACTATGTCCGGTTCGGAAAGTATGAAAGCACAGTCTAAAACGGTTACTCCTTCAAATTCCTCACAACAAGTTTTGCCTGATAGCACTTATAATTGTCTTTCTAGCGTTACAGTTGATGCTATCCCTTATGTAGAAACAGATAATTCAGCAGGCGGTATTACCGTTACAATTGGTTAATTATGGCTAATGTAAATAAAGTTGAATATGCAGGAAAGGTATTGCTTGATTTAACAGGCGATACCGTTTGTGCTGACCGTATGTTTGAAGGATATAAAGCTCATGACAAGTCTGGAACAGAAATAACAGGAACGGTTAAGCAAACTGCTTTAATTATATACCCTAGTGATTCAACACAAATTTATTCTGAAACAAATATAGTTTATACGCCTGTTATAGTTAACGAAATTGATAGTTCTTATATTAAATTACCAATAGGATTTTGGGATGATACTAATTATACAGATGCCGTTACAATTAATATTCCAGATGGCGTAAAAACACTAAGACCTTACTTGTTTTACTATTATGGAAATATTTTAAATGTAACTTTTCCCACTACTTTAACAAAAATAGGAGATTATTGTTTTAGTGAATGTACAAAATTAAAAACACTATCTTTACCATCTTCTTTAGTCGAAATTGGAAATTATGCCTTTAATGACTGTACTTCTCTCGAATCTATTACATTTATCAAAAATTTAACCACTTTAGGAGACGGTTGCTTTCGTTATTGTTCTTCATTAACAGAAGTAAATTTTCCATCTACGCTAGAAAAAATAGGAAACTATTGTTTTTCATCATGTACTAGTATAAAAGAACTAAATTTTCCAGTGAGTATTACCGAATTGGGACGTAATTGTTTTTCTGATAACAAGAGTTTAACAAGTGTTAAATTTCCATCAGGTTTATTAAGCCTCGGTGAAAATTGCTTTGTTAGTTGTACCAATCTTATTGAAGTTCAATTACCAGATACTTTAACAAATCTAATCGGTAGTTTTTCTGATTGTACTAAACTCGCAGAAATTAAATTACCTGATTCTTTAACAACGCTATCAGCTAGTTTTTGGAAATGCAGTTCATTAAAAAATATAACGTTACCTTCTAGTACAACTGAAATTGGAAGTTATACATTTAATGGTTGTACTAGTTTAGAATATATAAAATGTCTCTCTATATCCCCGCCAACTTTAAAGTATAGTAATTCTTTTACAAATTCTAACAGTTGTCCTATTTATGTTCCTGATGATTCTGTTGATGCTTATAAAGAGGCAACCAATTGGTCCGATTTATCAAGTAGAATTAAACCATTATCAGAATTTACAGAATAGAGGTGAGAAAATGACAGTTAGCTATTCACAGTTTAAAAATAAGGTACTTGGAAAAGGTTATGATATTGATGGATACTATGGTAATCAATGTTGGGACGGTTACGCCGAGTATTGTATTTATCTAGGATATAGTTATGCTCACTGTACGAAAAGCGGATATGTTAAAGACATTTGGGAGCTAAGAAAATCTAATGGTATGTTGAATAACTTTGATGAAGTAGAAGTGATGCAAGCCGGAGATATTGCAGTTTTCAAAGAGGTTGAAGGAGTTACACCTTTAAGCCATATTGCTATTTTTGATTCTGATATTGATGGAAAATACGGATATTTCTTAGGAGAGAATCAAGGAGCGACAAATGGAGTTTTCAGCCTTTGTAAATTGCCATATAGTGCTACTTATGATACAGCCTTTAGACCGAAAAAGTTTGCTTCAAAGACAAATACAAGCACAACAAAATGGGATTATAACGCTACCTTAAAAGTTGGAGATACTGTTAAATCTAAATCCCTTGCCATCACTGGATTGAGTGCTTCAAAGACAATGGCCAATATTCCTGATTTAGGAGGGTATGTTCCGCTTTCGGATATTTCAGAATCTAGCGATACCGGAGACGGAGCAGTAGATAACTATCTTGCCAATACAAAAGCAAAAGTCTATTTAGATCCTTGTCTGGTTCAGGCAGTTAACTCTAAAACAAATCAAGTAAAGGTTCATGGCTATTGGGTTAATGCTAAACCATTAGCAAAGAAAGTAAGTTAAGGAAGGTAAAACTTCCTTTTCTTTTGTTATAACAATTTAATTTTATAAAGATACAAAGATGGTAGAATTGTATTGAAAGGAAACATACCATGCTTGCAGACATTGGAAGGACTGAAATAGAAAGTCTTATTGATGAATGGGTTTTGAATGAACGAGACAGACGCTTATTAAAAAGACGTTTGATTGATGGGATAAAGTATGAAAGTCTGGCGGAAGAATTTGACCTTTCTGTAAGACACGTTAAGCAGTTAGTATTTAATTATTTAAAAGTTATCCTGTCGAAAAAAGCACTAAAAACACCCTAGTAAATCGTGTTACTAGGGTTTTTTTAATGCTTTAATTTGAGTATGAATAACTATAACAATCCCTATGGCTTTCAGCCTTACAATGCTTTTAACCCTTATCAAAACAGGCAATTACCTAAGTACGAAATAATAAGGGTAAACGGTGCGAATGGAGCGAGAGCTTTTCAAATGGCCGAAAATTCTAGTGTATTGCTTTTAGATGAATCAGCTCCTTTAGTTTGGCTATGTCAGTCAGACGGAGCCGGATATAAGACTGTTACGCCTTATATGATTCAGCCATATCAGGCACAACAAGAAACAGATATAAAAACATTAGAACAAAGAATAAAGAAGTTGGAGGATTTTATAAGTGAACAATCCAATACTAAAAATGTTGTCGAAGAATGACAATAGCCTTATTGGCTTCATAAATGCGTTTAGAGGGCAAAATCCTGAAACCCTAGTAAATACTTTAATGCAGTCAAATCCGGCCTTTAAACGCTTTATAGAAGCCAATAGAGGTAAATCTGTTGAGCAGATAGCACAAGAAAATGGAATAGATTTAGAGCAGATTAAACAATTTTTGAAATAGCTATTTTTTATTTCTGTATTGATATCTTTTTGATGTGATGGCCTGTTCAAAAGTGTAACCATCTCTAAAAATTCTTTGGTAAATAAGATGATAATTTAAACCTAATTCATCACACCAACTTTTTAAATTTTGCGTTTTTCCGTTGTATTCAATGGGTATATTGCTTTTTCTGTTATTACATTGTTCTTTCCATGATACCCATCGGCAGTTATTAGGGGAATATCCTTTTTCATTATTGATTCTATCAAGGCTTAAGCCTTCTTTATATCCATGAGAAAAAGACCAATCCGCAAAGATTGAGGAAATGCTAGAAGATGTTCGCAAAGAATTAAAATGCGCTTATAGGCTCATTATCGAGCTTTCTGGCGTGGACTATGATTTGAGCTATATCTTTTTAAAGCAAGATTGCTTTCATGAGCATTATAGAAAGAAAACAAAAAAGATAGGCATTGATATATGTTAAACCTAG